CTCGGGAAACTGTGCCTGCACCTAACGGCTGGGGGGTAGGTGCTGAACATTTGACAAGGCCCGCACATTGCGGGCATGTCACTGACATGCTGCGATTGCCTGTCGCCGATTGAGCGTCGGCACAAGAATGGGCCGCCACCAAAAAGGTGCGCAGCCTGCAAGAAAAAAAATGCCCGCCGTAAAGCCAAGGCGTGGGCTGCCGCCAACCCAGAAAAAGTTTCTCGCCGAAACAAGGGGCCGCGGTATTCGCATTGCCATGACTGCGGATCGCCTATCGCTAGCGCCGGCAGTCGCGGCCCACTCGCAAAACGTTGCAAGACGTGTCATCAAAAACTACTTAGAACCAATGGAAGGCCAAGGCATTCGCACGTCTGCAAGATATGTGCTGCGACTTTCACCAATGGACGCAAAACGCAGCATGCCTGTTCACCGCAGTGCCGAAAAGAATGGGCAAAACGTGAACAGTGCCGCAAGCATCACGCAATTTCGGCCGAGCCTTGCGGAAATCCTGATTGCCGGAAAACCCGCAAGCGTGGCACAAAGTATTGCTCTTCCGAATGCAGGCAGGCCATGCAGTATCCGCCCAAGAGGATCTGCCAAAACCCAGCATGCGGACGCAAGTTCCGCATGAAGCATCGCACAAAAGACGGCTGGAAAAACAAAGGCAAGTACTGCTGCCCAGAATGCTACAGAGATCACCGCTGGGGCGCTGGTCGGCCGCGTCTTCGGCGAAGCAAATTGGCCCGAAGTTCGGCTTCACGAGACGCTCTGGCACGGTCCCTTCGCAAGAGGTGCAAGGTTTACGGAGTCACGTTTGACCCAGCTTGCACGCGACAAGCGGTACTAGAACGCGATGGCTGGGTGTGCCAGAAGTGCCGCGCGGTGTGCCATAAAGAATATGTATTGCATGCAGGCACCCTGACTCCAGACCCACGCAACGCTGAGCACGACCACATTTGGCCGCTGTCGGTTAAGGGAAGCCCAGGCAATGTGTTTGAGAATTCGCAGTGCCTGTGTCGTAAGTGCAACTTGGCCAAAGGCGACACAGTCGAGGGCCAGCTGCGGCTGTGCCTAGAGGAGGAAGCATGGGGAAAAGGGGTCCGCGTCCGCAGCCCACACAACTCAAGATCATGCGTGGCAACCCAGGCTGTCGGCCACTCAATAAGTCGGAGCCGCAGCCGCCATCCGATGGCGTTGTGATGCCTTCGCACCTTGGCGAGGTGGCGGCCGCCAAGTGGGGCGAGCTGCTGCCGCTGCTCCAGTTGGTCAAGGTAATGACGCGGGCCGACGTCGAGGCGTTGGCCCGCTACTGCGATACCTACGAATGGTGGCTTGCCACCCGTGCAAGACTTAAGAAAGAGGGCGACACGTACCCGATTTTGAACGATAAGGGCGAGATTAAGTACATCGCGCAGCGCCCTGAAGTCTCGATAGCAAACAAGTTAGCGGCCCAGCTTCGCCAGTTAGAGAGCGACTTTGGCCTTTCGCCAGCGGCCAGAACTAGCCTAAAGGTTGAGCCGGATGCCAAGGAAGAAAGCGTCCTCACCAAGTTCCTTGCCCGCCGCCAGAAGGCGTGAGTGGGTAGAGGGGTTTTCGTACGACCAGGCCGACCCTGAGCTCATTATTGAGTTTCTTGAGGGTGTCTGCGTCCACACGAAGGACGGGGCCACGGCCAAGGCGGGCGAGCCGATCCAGCTTTTGGATTGGCACAAGGACGAAGTGATTAAGCCGCTCTACGGCTGGAAGGACAAAGACGGCCGGCGAAGGTTTCGCGTCGCATATTTTGAAGTTCCGAAAAAAAACGCCAAGAGCACGCTGCTGTCGTGCTTGGCGATCTGGCACCTGGTGATGGAGGGCGTGGGCGAGTTGGGTTGCATTGCAGCCAAGGACCGCAATCAGGCCGGCATCATCTACGACGAAACAGCCAAGATGATAATGGGATCGCCAGAGCTTCGCGGACTGCTCGAGGTGATCGACAGCCGCAAAACGATTGTGAACCGCAGCAACAACAGCAGCCTGCGGGTGATCTCGCGGGACGCTGGTTCTGCTGAAGGTCCGTCGTATTCGTTTGTGTTCTTTGACGAGTTGCACGCCCAGCCAGACCGCAAGCTGTGGGAGGCCCTTCGCTACTCGGGCCGATCTCGGCCGCAGCCGCTGATCTGCACAATCACGACGGCCGGCAGCGACAGGCAATCCATCTGCTGGGAACAGCACGAGTACGCCGAGCAGGTGATTGCAGACCCGGCCTACGACCCACGCTTTTACGGGCGGATCTGGGCTGCCAAGAAAGACGTAGACGATTACTTCGCGCCCGCCGTGTGGCGGCGATGCAATCCAGGCATGGGTGTCACCATGACCGAAGAGTCCTTTGCGGCCGACGCGACGGAGGCCCGCAACAAGAGCACAAAACTAAACGGCTGGCTGCGGTACTCCTTGGGAATTTGGACAGAAACCAGCAACCGATTCCTAGACCCTGACAAGTGGGCCGCGTGTGCGCTGCCGCCTCCTGTGCCACTAGCCGGCCGTCAGTGCATCCTTGGCATGGACTTATCAAAGAGCACAGACCTGTCCGCTGTGTCGGCCTTGTTTCCGCACGAAGATGGGACTTTCGACGTTGATTGCATGCTGTTCAGCCCACGCGACCTAATCATGGAACGCGAGCGAACAGACCGCCAGCCGTTTCAGCATTGGGTAAATGAAGGGTGGATTACGGCTACCAGCGGCAACGTCATCGACCACGGCGTGATACGTGAGTACGTGCTGGAGTACGCCAAGAAACACCAAGTAGAACGGGTGCTAATGGACATGTCAGGAGCCGTGCAGCTAGGCGTAGAACTGCAAGGAGCGGGACTTTTCGTGGAGTCTATGGGACAGGGCTTTCGGGCTTTATCAAGCCCCACGAAGCTGCTTGAAAGTTTGGTGCTACAGCAACGGATACGCCACAGGGGCAACCCGGTGCTGAGTTGGATGGCCGCAGGAGTCACCGTCGAAACCGGCGCTTTTGAAGACATACGCCCGGTCAAGAAGAAAAGCACCTGCCGCATCGACGGAATTGTGGCACTCATCTTTGCCCTTGGCGGATGGGAGGCCAACAGCGTGCGAAAGGCCGCCGAGCAAAACTGGGACATGTTTATCGTATGACTACCGAAAACGCCCTAGCCGACTACCGCCTGTACGACCTGCGTGGCATCGACTGGCCCGAGGTTTCGCCGTCTCGCACGCCGTCTGGCATTCGCGTCAACGCCGACAACAGCATGGCGTGCTCAGCCTACACGGCCTGCATCCGGGTCATCTCGGACGCCGTCTCGGCCCTGCCGCTGCACGTCTATGAGCGGGTGCCGAATGGCGGCAAGGCGAAGGCGTCGACGCATCCGGTGTACCGCCTGCTGCACATGCAGCCCAACCCGTGGCAGACGGCCCAGGAGTTTCGGGATTGGATGACCGGCATGTATCTGCACTACGGTGCCAGCTACGCCGAGATCCGCCCAGGTGCTCGAGGTGCGGTCTCGGAGCTGTGGCCGCTGCACAGTTCCCGCATGGAGTGCGAGCGGCTGGAGGACGGCACGGTCCGCTACAAGTACCGCGAGCCCAGCGGCCGGCAGACGGTCTACTCACAGTCGCAGATCTTCTGCCTGCGGTTTACGACCGAGGACGGCATCAAGCCGATCCCGACCTACAAGCTTTTTTCCAACGTGATTGGCTTGTCGCAGGCTCTAGAGCAGCACGCCGCGACGTACTTCGGCAACGGTGCCCGGCCCGGCGTCGTGCTGGAGTCTGACAACCCGATCCCGGTGGAAGCGGCCGAGCGTCTCCGCGAGCAATGGGAGCGGATGCACAGGGGCAGTGACCGAAGTCATAGAACGGCCGTCCTGCCCAACGGCGTTAAAGCCCATGAGCTGAGCGGCAGCAATGAGTCTGCCCAGATGCTGGAGAGCCGGGCCTTTAGCGTGTACGAATGCTGCAGGCTCTTTCATGTGCCCCCGCATTTGATTCAACAACTAGACCGCAGCACCTACAGCAATATAGAAGTTCAATCAACTGAATTTGTGCAGCACTGCCTGCTGCCACACCTCAAGCGGTGGGAAGCCGCCATCAGCCGCGACCTGATCGTCGACGACGAGCGGTACTTTGCCGAGCACAGCGTGAGCGGCCTGCTGCGTGGCGATCACGCGAGCCGCTCGGCCTACTACGTTTCGGCCCTGCAAAATGGCTGGATGACGGTTAACGAGATCCGCGAGCTTGAGAACCTGAACCCTATCGGACCAGAGGGCGACAAGCACTTCGTGCAGCTCAACATGACAACGCTGGACAAGATGGGGCAGGAGCCGCCAGCACCAGCCGCTGAGGCTGGAGACAGCCCGGCCGATGACACTGAAGACCAGGCCGAAGAGGAGGACGCCGCCGATGGAACTTGAACGCCGCTGCCTGACAGTTGAAGAGGCCCCCGAGTGCGAGCTGGTTCTGGAGACCCGTGCCAGTGGGCGCGAGGCGATCCGGGGCCTGGCGGTGCCCTACAACCGGCTGTCGCTTGATCTCGGCGGCTTTCGGGAACGCGTGCTGCCGGGGGCGTTTGACCGGGTACTGAACCGCCAGCGGGGCAAGGGCGAGATCCTGAGCTACTACAACCACAACAGCGACATGCTGCTGGGCCGCGAGTCGGCCGGCACGCTCGAGATCATTGCCGACGATCGCGGAATCTCGTACGTGGTCGAGCCGCCTGACACTTCGGCCGGTCGTGACGTTCTGGCCTTGGTGCGTTCTCGGAACCTGCGGGGCAGCTCGTTCGCGTTCACGGTGTCGCAGAAGGGCGAGCGGTTCACGACTGACGAGGGCGGCAAGGCGATCCGCGAGATCGTTGAGGCATCCGGCCTGTACGAGGTTGGCCCCGTGAACGTGCCGGCGTATGGCAGCGCCACCTCAGCTGTCGTGGCCCAGCGGTCCTATCAGGCGTGGCTGGCGTCGCAGGCTGCGGCCGTTGAAGCCGATCCTGACGTTGAGCCCGAAGTGAACAAGGCCATGCGGTCGCTGGCCCGTGACGCCGCTGCGGCGTGGTCTCTGAGGCTTCGCCGTGTCTGAACCACGCTGCACCTGCGGCGAGCGACTGCGTACCCGTTCAAGTCGCCCGTGCGGTGACGAGCGGCAGCGGTATCTGCGTTGCCCAAGGTGCGGTGCTCGTGCGGTCGCGTTTGTGAAAACAACACTTTCGGAAGTGCGGTTCTGCAAGGGGCCACACCCGAAGTCCTAACGTGAACTCCATCGGCAATACCGCCGCAGGAGTCTCACCGAACATGGACAACCTCAAGAAGCTGCAGGACGAGGCCGTTACCCTCGCCAACCGGATCGACGCCGTGCGTGCCATCGAAGGCGACGCCGACAAGATTGCCGAGCGTGACCTGGAGCTCGAGACGCTGACGGCCGACGCCGCCAAGCTCGCCAAGAAGATCGACTTTGAGAAGTCGGTGGTCGAGTCGGCCAAGAGCCTGCGGTCGGTGGTGGATCGCTGCACCCCGGCTCCCGAGGTGACCGAGGAGCGGAGCGAGAAGGTCCGCGTTGAGGCAGTGCCGTTCTCGGGACGGCTCCGTGCGTTTGAGAACGCCAAGGACGCCTACTCGGCGGGCATGTGGTTCAAGGCCAAGAGCGGCGACGCTGACGCCAAGCGGTGGTGCCATGACCACGGCATTGAGGCTCGCGCTCAGGGCTCGACCGGCAGCACCACGGGTGCGGCCTTCGTGCCTGACGTGCTCTCCTCGACCGTGATCCGACTCGTGGATCAGTACTCGGCCTTTGCTCAGAACGCCACGAACGTGGTGATGCCGAGCGACGTGCTGCTGTTCCCGCGACGGACGGCCGGTGCGACCGCGTACTGGATTAATGAAAACGCTGCCATCACTGCCAGCGACCCAACTTCCAATCAGGTGACTCTGACTGCGAAGAAGGTCACGGGCGCGGTGACGATTGCGAGCGAGCTCCTGCAGGACTCGATCGTGTCAATCGCCGACTGGATCGCTGCGGAGCTGGCACTGACGCTCTCCAACGCCGTCGAAGAGGCTGCGTGGAGCGGCAACCCGAGCAACGCTCCAGCGGTTGCTGGGCTCGTCACGACCTACACGGGTGGCCTGCTGGCGGCGTCTGCTGCCACCTACGCCGCCTCGCTCGTGACGGCGGCCGGCGACACGCCCGACGAAGTCACCAAGGCGAACCTGCTGGCCATGATGGCCAGGGTTCCGCAGCACAGCCGTGCCGGTGCCAAGTGGTTCTGCTCGCCGTTCTTCTTTGCGGCGTGCATGCAGAACCTCGACCTCGCCCAGGGCGGGTCGGTGGGTCTGTCGCAGGGCATGGGTCCGACGTTCCTCGGCTCGGAAGTGGTCCTCACCGACCG